GGGTGGGTCAACCCCGTTCTACTTTTCGGAACTAACTGTTAGTTCTTGACATACCATTAGATTTAATGCACAATTGATTCATCGGTTGGGGAATTCGCCTCGGCCGATGTAAATCAACAGACATCATTGGAGTTTTTATGTCTAAGTCTCAGTCGGTCTTTCCCGCGTTTGACCAGCGCGCCTCCGTCATCATCGGCGCCCATGAGGTTTTCGATACCGCATCGGCTACGCTGTCCGATACCATTCGCTTTCAAATGCAAGCCTATGTCGATGAGGTTTTCCTCGCGACTGGCAAGCGTGACCAAGCCACTTGCACCGCATTGGGCAAGGCGATTCGCGAATCGCAAGTTGTCATTGACGCTTGCGAGGGTGAAGGGACAATGGATAAGCGCACCTTCACCAACTATGCACAATCGGCGATGCGCGCCCTCCACTTCAACATTGAATGGACACCGCGTCTGTTTCAAGACACCGAGCGCCTTTTGCCTTGGTCTAAGCGCACCGCCAAAGTGGACAAAGCGGAAAACACCAAGGGTTCCGCAACCGATCCAAAAAAGGCTGGCAAGGTTGTCACCACCACCGACAAGGAATTGCTGGACACCTATCGCAAGGCGATTCAGCAGGCGCGTCTCTTGAATCGCGATTCGCAAGTCGGCGCGTTGATCGACCTCGCGGTGGAGATTGATTCCGAATTCAAGGAATAACCCCCACGCCCCCCACCGATTCGGTGGGGGGTTTCCTAAAACCTAATAGAGAATTGAAAATGCAACAATATCCCGAACTCATGGGCCGCTTGACAATCAAATTTTTTGTGTCCAATGGCGAACCCGATCAACATGGGCGCTTGAATGGCCAATGGCGAACCCTTTTCACCCGCTTTATGCATCGCGATGATGTTCCAGCCACACTTGATCAATTTACCAAGGCGAACCCTGGGTTATCTAATGACAATGGACACATTGACGTTGAATTTATAACCCGCGAGCATTTTCCGCTTTGACCCTCACCCCTCCACCGATTCGGTGGAGGGTTTCCTAAAACCTAATGGAGAATTGAAAATGAATGACCCTCGCACCATCGCCTTTCGCGCCCTTGCCGGAACCCTCTCAGCCCTTGGTTTACTTGGCGTGATCTGGCTTTTCGAATTGGGCGCGCTCTCTGGCGCCGCCACCTTGGTTTTTGGTTTCAGTTTCGCCGTGATCGGCTTAGCCGCCATCGCCGACATGGCGCGCGATCTTTGAAGGGGAATTGAAAATGAATCTAACTGAATTGCAAGTGTATGAAATCTCGCAGTCTCTGGACTATTCCAAAGTGGATTGCGAAGCGGTGACCCTCGCGCTTATGTTCGACCAAGACCCGCGCATCATGTACTGTGACGATGATTTTTGCGACATCATAGACAACATGGATACCGCAACAGTCCAAGCCCATATCTGTGAGCTTGGTTACATCTAACACCAACACCCGCTACGGCGGGTGTTTTCGTGATAGTAGCGTAGGGCGAGTGAGCGCGTGAGCGAGTGGGTGCGCGCGTGAGTGAGCGAGCCTTCGGCGGCGGGGCGGCGGCGCGGCACGGCGGGGTTGCCAACTAACGTTAGTTCATGGTAGGCGTTGCATTGGGGGAGGCTTCGCCTCCTGCGTGCCCCCGCAGGGGTCACTGTCACACTTCTCGGCGCACCAACTAACGTTAGTTCGTGGCTTGTAACGCTCGTAACATCCCACCTTGTTACGCTCGTAACATCATGGCATTTCCGTTACGCTGTTACGCAGTTGTTACGCGAGCGCGTAACACAGCAAATGAATACCAAAGGTTGCAACTGTGGGTTACGAAACGCTAATACCATATATATATATAATACTTTCTCTCTCTCTCTCTCTCTCTCGTTACGCGTTACGCAGTTTCTGAAAAGTGCACGACCGGCAACCCGCCCAACTAACCGTTAGTTCCCCAAAAAGTTAAAAAACGCCGCGCTCAAACCCCCCTTTGCCTAGTGCCGGATACGTACATTTACCCAAAACCGCGTAACCACGTAACATCCCCCACCTGTTACGCAAGTAACGTAATGAAATCAATAACTTACGATACCCCCACCCTCATTACAAACCGCGTTTCGCCGCGTAACCCTTGCGTAACCACGTAACCTCCGCCCCCATTTTCGAAACCATTAGTAGTCCTTTTTCGCCCTAAATTTCTCCATTCAAATGTTTCTCGGAAAACTCTTTACCAAGACTCAATAGACCTCTACCCCCTTGACTTTCCATAAGATTTAAGCTACAATAGAGGCTGTTTCGGTTGAGTTGTGATAAAAATATTTCTCGCAAAACTCTTTATCGTATCAACCTTAATTTCCCTCTGTGGGCATCGCCCCACACGGCATTGTTCTTTAACAACCTACCCCGACACCGGATGCCAACTAACTGTTAGTTGGCGCCCCAAACACACCGCCGCTGGAACAATCCAGAAGCCAACAGGTGACAGACTCGCAAAAACAAGAGGCACTAAGACTCCCCGAACGCAGGTCAAATATCCTTACATTGGTGAATAGGCGTCACGTAGTCAGTCGTGGCATTGTGTGGTAACAGCACAATGCAATGCAAATGCAACGTACCTAAATGGGTGGGTTCCTCTTGGGCTAACGCTCAATGAACCCTTTAAGTTGGAAAGTACTGGATGCAGGCTGTGGATGGACAACGCCTACCACCTATATATGAGGGGGCACACAAGTTCACAGCGCGCACAGCAGTTGACACCAACGAGGGATGTGGGATGGGAACTAACAGTTAGTTAGCCCCAGTAAATCACACCGACAAACCCTATCGTACCGACCTGGGAGATGCCCAGAGTTAGATGCCAACTGAATGACAGACTAACTGGTAGAGGATTGCACGCAGTCCTCTATTGGGTGAGCTGTTTCACCGCTTTGTTTACTTTTAATGGAGATCATCATGGGACTTGAGAAAGTAGTACTGAACCGAATCATGGAAGTTAACGCCGACATTTTCGATAACGCTGAGTTCTTCAATGGCTCGCTGTTCATCCGCAAGGATGACACCTATTGCTTCATGCAGTTGCGTAACTGCATGGATGTAATCGCCAAGATGGTGTGCTGTCCGGTGGAGATCACCGAGAGCGATACGCAGTACGCCATTGACTTTGTAATCTGACCCAACTAACTGTTAGTTCTACTGGAGAATCAAAATGAAACGTGACTACCGCAATGCTTACAACGCACTCAAGAAACTGGGCGTTCCCGTGTATGTGCGTGACGACATGGATGGGCGCTTCCAAATCAGCGGCGAGGAACCCGATTCGTATCTGTGGTGCAACTACTACGCCTACAACAGGGAGGGCTGGGACTTCGGGGTCAACCCCGAGCTGGATGCCGTGCTCAAGAAATATGGCTTGTTCAGCGAATGGATCAACGCAGGCGAGCTGGGTGTTTATCAACTGTAAGGGGAACGACATGAAAGACGAATGGAAACAAGTACTGCGCGAGATGAGAGCCGAGGGCTATGCCGTGATTGTCTGGACGCCGGAGGAAATGGGCGACATTGACCCCGAGTGGGTGGAGGATGCGTCCATCAGCTACGGCAACGAGTACCTGATTGACTATGAAGATGCACCAAAGAAAGGGGAATGAAATGACTGAAGGACAAGAACACCTGTGGCACATCGAGCTGGACTACCTGCTTCAGCAGGTGCGCCATGCAAAAGAAACGCTGGGTGGGGGCGGCACCGACTGCGCCTACAAAGCAAACAAGATGCTTGAGCCTGTGGCACGTCGCCTCGCCGAGCTGTGCTACATGACCAAAGGGGATACAAATGACTGACGCATACAAAGCCAAAATCTTCGCCTACCTGCTTGACCTGCGGGACTCAGGGCGTGTGAATATGTGGGGCTGTGCGCCCTACCTGATGGAAGCGTTCGACCTCGACAAGCGCGCGGCGCGTGACATCTTCCTTGAGTGGATCGAGCACTGCCGCAACGTGCCGACCTGAACTAACTGTTAGTTGGAGAACTGAAATGAAAACCAAGAACTACCAATGGGGTCCGAGCCAACGCAAGCCCATTCAAAAGATATTCCAATGGGGTATCCAACGTGAGCCACGCCCGCTTTATTCGAACAGCGTGTCGTACCTGCGGTATGAGCGCATGGTCTGGCTCGATGGGCGCAAGTCGCATCGGGTTACGACAGGCATGGTGCGTGCGATGGGCGCAACCAACTTTTTCAGGGGGTGCTATGCAGGCGCAGAGAACGATTGATAACCCCACCCTGCTGTGTCAGGACTGCTCGACCCCATTGTTCCGATGGTTCCTGTCCCGCATTGATTGGAAACGTATTTTGAAAGAAAGGAAGTGACATGGAAGACTACCACCTGCCCATCTGCACCGAGTGCTATGCCGTGCGCGTTGAACCCCAACGCAAAAACTTACTGCGCCCAACGTGCGCCGCTTGCGGCGAAGCACTGTCACGCAAAGTGCGCCACACCATCGCGCCCCTCAACAAATCAAACTACGTTTTGATTACCGACCCTTCCCTGCTCACGCAACTCAACCCCAAGCGCACAACTTGACCCAACCCCAACCCAACTAACCGTTAGTTAACAACCCAGGAGAACCAAATGGAAACGTACACCCAAACCCTGCACAGCAAAATGAAACTGCACCTTGAGCGCCACATCTTCAAGCGCGGTGCAAACAAAGGCGATGCCCCTGCTGGCAAGCGTTACAAATCGCACTACCTCATCATCGACCGCAAAGACCACATGGCTCTGCGGTTCTACAAGACCGACATCCTCAAGGCGTACCCTGATGGGTCAATCATGATCGACTGCGAAGGCTACGCAGACCGCCCCACCACCAAGACACACCTCAACCAATGGCTGTACCAGAACGCCCGTATGTGCCTTGCATCGAGCAGGGTCATGAGCCACAGCCAACTTGCCATATACACCCCCAAGGGTGCGTACCGCTACTACGATGGAATCTCGTTCGATGCAAATGGTGAGCCCACTACCCCGCTGAAGCCCTTCCTTGCCCTGCGCATCGACAAAGATGAGGTGGCAGAGCTGAACACAGCCCTGGATGAAAACGGATTCAAAGAAATGTTCAAGGTGTTATGGGGTGCCGTGACGTCTGACGACTGCCCGAGCCGTTGGGACCACCTATCATGGCAGAACGTGAACGACCGCACCGATGTGTTCTCTATGCCTGACACCTACGCCGAGCGCTGGCGTGAAATGGTGGCGTACTTTGCGTTCGACATAAAAACCTATTGGGATGCCAGCAAACAGCGATACGACACACGATACATCAAGCGCACACCAACAAACACATGGGGCGCAATCATGAGCTGGGCGAAGCACAGCATGCACAAAACAATCGAAACGGAGGTGTTCGCAATCCCTGTATTGCGGTAAGCAAAACGTAAGTCAACCCAATCAAAATCATCTAACCGTTAGATCAACCCAAACTAGGAAATAAAAATGCAAGTTAACCTGAACCAAGCCGCTTCCCTCATCCGTAACTGCGGCGTTACCAACACATTCATTCTGCGTGGTCGCCCTGGCGTGGGCAAGTCCTCTGTCTTACAGATGGTGGGCGAGGCATTGCCTGACTACCTGCCCTGCTACATTGACGTAGCCAACCTTGACCTCGGTGACCTCGGCATGCCTGTCATTGACCGAGACACAATGGTCACCCACTACGCACCGAACGCCCGCTTCGGTATCGGGCGTGACCAGAACAAGCCTGTCATCCTGATGCTTGACGAGCTGGGCAAGGCATCCCGCCCTGTGCTGAACATGCTGTTGCCTGTCATCCTTGAGCGCCGCCTTGGTGACGTGCCCCTGCCTACTGGGTCTATCGTGTTTGCAACAACCAACCTTGATACTGACGGCGTGGGCGACAACATCCCTGCCCATGCATACAACCGCATGTCCGAGGTTATCGTGGCAGGTCCGACTGTTGACCAATGGCTTGAGTGGGGCACCATGCACGGCGTGTCCCCCGAGGTGCTGGCGTTCGCCAAGCAAACCAGCGAGGTGTTCCAATGCTACACAGAGCTTGGCAAGAACGAGAAGAACCCGTACATCTTCAACCCCATGAACGGCAACACCCGCACGTTCTGTTCGCCGCGTTCGCTGGCTAAGGCATCGCACCTGATTGAGAACCGTGACGCATTGGGCGAGGCGTTGTTGCCTGCGTTGTCCGGCACGATCGGTGAGTCTGCCGCCCGTCAGATGGAGGCGTTGGTCAACCTGTCCGACAAGTTGCCGCTGTTCGAGAACATCGTGAAGGACCCCAACAAGACCAAGATACCTGACAACGACAGCGTGTCTGCGTTGTTTATCCTTGCGTTCATGCTCAGCTCTCGCGTCAATGCCGACACGCTCGATGCGGTCATGACGTACGTCACACGATGGACTCACTTCGAGGCGCATGCGTTGTTCATTACTTCCCTTGCAGGCAACCGCAACAAGGTGGGCATGGCGTGTAAGAACCGCCAGTTCACAAGCGCCGCCGCCAAGCTCGGCAAGTACTTCTAACGGTTAGATCATGCTAATCACAGAACGCACATCAGATGGGCGCACGATCGTGCGTCTTCACAAGGACTGGCACCCCGATCGCATCGGGAAAGCCTACATCCCGCCTATCAAAAACAACGTGCAGTCCAAGGACGCATACAAGATACAAACCGCCTTCATTGGCAGGGGGATTAAGTAATGGAGATCACTGTCACCGAGTTCTTTCTGTTCATTTGGGCGTTGTTCGCAACCATCGCCGCGTTTTATTTTCATGACATGGTGCTGACCGCAAAGCGGTTCACAGTCCACCTGCTTGACGACCCGCAACTGTACAAAGAAATCACAACCAAGATCAACGCACACAAGGAGCAACACAATGGCAACAGTCTATGAAGTAGCACGCAACCTCAAAATGCCTGGCGTTCAAGTCCAAGCACACCTCGACCCCACAACGCTGACCACGCGTGTGTTCAACTCTGCCCGCAAGATGATTGCATCGGGGCGTGTGAATGGATGGGGCGCATCGGCGAGAGTCGCACGGCATGTGCTCAACTCACAAGACGTACCCTACATCGGCGAAGACAAGTGGGGTATCCGCATTCATGGGCTCATCAACATGAGCGATGCCGACAAAGCGGAAGCCACTGAGCTGTACCAAGCGCACATCATGGTGCGTAAGGCGCAAGACCAAGCGCAGTACACCCACTACTGGGACGGCAAGCTCGGAACCTTTACCCGAGCAATAGAAAACAGAGACAAGTACGGCTACATCCAATGTGACATGGCTGAGTTCCGAGAGCAACTCTCCACCATCATTCTGCGTAACCGCTACTCAGTTGACATGCACAAGGCACAGCAAGTGCTGACTGCGTTCGAGACAGGGCAACCCTTCCCTGTAAATGTTTTTCAATAACCCATCTAACCGTTAGTTCAGGAGAAATCAAATGGCTATGTCCGTACCCGACCGCATCAAACGCGCCCACATCGCAATCATGCAACACAAAGTCTTCGCTGGTTATTCCGGCGTGCTGTCGTGTGGCAAGGTCAAGTTCGATGAGAACATCCCAACTGCCATGACCAATGGCTGGGATGTGACCTACAACCCCAAGTTCGTGGAGCAGTTCATGCCCACTGACCCCGAGCTACGCTTTCTTGTGTTGCATGAGGCGACACACAAGGCGTTCCGTCACCTGCATGTGTGGCGTGAGATACACGAGGAGAACATGCACCTCGCTAACGTGGCGGCTGACTTGTTCGTGAACCTTGCATTGGTAGATGCAGACAAGGGTGAAGGATTCGTCAAGATGCCCAAGCTCGGTATCCAACCTGACCCGCAATATCGTGGCATGTCGGTGGGTCAGATTTACCAGAAGCTCAAAGAGAACCCGCCGCCCGAGGGTGGGGGCGAGGGCATGGACGACCATGACTGGCAAGACGCACAAGACGGCGCAACCCCTGAGGAAGTACAGAAGCGTGCCGATGAAATCCAACGTGCCCTGCGTCAAGGCGAGATGCTTCGCAAGAAGCTGGCAGGCAAGGGTGCCGGTGCTGAGGACGGCATCTTCGGGGACGTGCTGGCTCCCAAGGTGGACTGGAAGCGTGCCCTGCGCGACTTCGTGCAAGAGACCTGTGCGGGGCGTGACGAGTCAACGTGGCGCAAGCCCAACCGCCGGTACTTATCGCAAGATGTTTACATGCCGTCCATGCATGGCGTGACGTTGCGTGAGCTGGTGATTGGCTTCGATACATCAGGCTCTGTGTTCGGTGGCGATGAGATGACACGCTTCGTGTCCGAGCTCAAGGTCATCATTGAGCAGGTCAAGCCAGCCAAGTGCCACGTCATTTACTGGGATACGCGAGTCGCTGGGCATCAGGTGTTCGAGGACGGGCAGTTCGCTGTGCAAGACCTCAAGGTCAAGGGTGGCGGCGGCACTGACGGCTCGGTGTTGTTCGACTACCTGCGCGAGAAGCGCATGGACCCGCAGGCTATCGTGCAGTTCACTGACGGCTACGTGGGTGACTGGGGACACACGAACGTGCCTACCCTGTGGGCGATCACATCCTCAGGCATCGCCGCGCCGTTCGGTACGTCTATCGACCTCTCCGTCTAACGGTTAGATCATGGACGCACATTGGGAACGCATACGGGGTGGGCGCCACCCTGAATGGCTAATGCGTAGGTATGACGCAACTACGGTGCCCCCTCGGGGGCTCGTGTGGAGCCCAGCCATAGGGTACCTGAAGCTTGGCTCGGTCAAGAAGATGCGGTGGCATGTAGGCATCAAACTAGCCAAGACGCATTGGGGGGACCCTGATGTACAGGTTGTCTACCTCACCGGACTGACGCAGACCGAAGCATTGGCCACCGCCAAGATGCTGATACTGGGGAGCAGACAACTATGACGCCTACCATACCTAACATCCATGACGACAACGCATGGTTCAAGATAAGCCCCGCATGTTGGGGGTTTGGGTCGAGGTACCACTTCGGCTACTCCGACTACCGTGCAATGTCGGGGCTTCACCCTGGGCGCTTGTCTGACGTGCTTGCCGCAATCAGTTGCGTGGGTCCTGACGCATGGGTGATCTACATCCATGGCGAACATCGTGCCCAAGTTGAATCGTGGGACGAAGCTAAATCAATCGCGGCTGTATTACTGAACTCGAAGGAGATGGAATGAGTGACATAGCAGATGCAAAGTGGGAGCCGGTCGCGCTTACCCATGGCAACTGGATTCCAGGGGCGATGGTTATGTACGGCTTGCGCTGGAAGCAAGACCCATGGATGTTTAACCACCGAGCGCTTGTGTTCTACACAGGTGAGGAGTGGCGCATGCATGCATGGTCTGTAAGGCCTGGGAATAGGTTCCGTAACAACAGCGCTGACCAATGGATTGACTGCGGACCGTACCCGTCAAAGCTGTCCGCAATGCGTGCCGCACGCCCCATGGCAAGACTGTTCCATGGCATGGCACCAAGACCTGACGATCACGAGGACTGGAAGGAGAACGCATGAGTATTCTGAAATGGGGATTCACGATGAGCACCACGAGCGAACCAACGTGGTCGGTGCACCAAGGCAACGGCACAACTGCCGGTGACTGGAAGCTCGTGGCGTATGCGAAACGCGCCAGAGACGGTGGCTGGTTCGTGAGGATTGGCAACGTCAACCCGTCCACGTCTGACGAGAAGATGTACATAGGTGAGGAGGTGTTCCCGCCTGACTACATGCTGTCCATGCTTCACATGACGCACCGCAAACCTGGAGAAGACGATGGAGATTCCTGATGACTTTGACTGGCGTGACGTTATCGACCCGCAAGCTGGCAAGTCAACCATGGTGTTTGGCAAGAAGCACCACCTCAAGGGGTGGATCATGCAACACGGGCCCGAGCACTGGGTGGCGCGTACCGTGGCTGGCGACCGCGCAGACTTCGAGACAGAGGAAGATGCCAAGTCGTTTCTGAAATTGGTGTTGCATTCAACACCTGACAACTAACGGTTAGTTCGTATGGACGCAAACACGAGGGCAAAGAATGTGAGCTGGGTCATGAAACATTTTGGGGTAGAGAACTACCCCACCATAGTGGAAGGGTCGCGGTACGGCTACGGCGTAGCGGTGTCTGCAACCCCTGAGCGCGAAGGCAACAGGTTCTTTGTGTTCAAGGTAGGCCGTGGATACGCCAAACGCACCCCCTTGGGGGAATACGACACGGCGCAAGAAGCCGTGGACATGATGAAACTTTTACTTGCAACTGAAAGGAATGATGATGGGGATGTTTACGAATCTAATTGACCGAATCCTGCACGCATCGTGGGATCGTGCGAGGCGCGCAAGACGCGAACGAAACGAAGCGGTCATTGCATCAGTGTCGCCAGACGTGCCCCGCCAATATACCGGCGTGTCACGCAACTTCACTGTGAAGGAAGCCTTGAACGGCACCTTCATTGAGTTCAACCGGCACAAATGGAATCATCAAAGAGCCGATGACTACGAGCAATGCATCTACATCGTGAGAGACGGCGAGACCCTGGTGGACGCAATCGCTACGGTGTTGGTGTTGATGGACAAACGGGGGGATGAGGCATGAAAGAAGTAACCGCGAAAGAACTGCAAGCGCTTGACCCCAAGCGTTTCGAGAAAGAGTACAACGACTGGCTTGGCTACAACTTCAACTACGAATGGTGGGAGTTCCTTGAGCAAGACTTCACCGACCGCATGGCGGCAGTGGGCGTGCGTGTCGATAAGATTTTGTTCTCACTATCATATTCGCAAGGCGACTACGCCACGTTCGAAGGGCGCATTGACGTTGGCATGTGGATGCACCATCAAAAATATGACGAGGACCGGACGTTTGCAGAAGCGTTCCCTGCGCTCTACCTTGCCGTAGTGCAAGACGGGACCTACGCGAATATCAGTGACCGATACCGGCGCCACGCTGACGTTGACTACCACAGCAACATTGAATACACCGACCCCGAAGGCGTGTTCCAACACCTTGACGAAGACACATGGCGTGACCTTGTGTATGACCAAGAGCAAGAGGCTGACCTGCAATCCAACGTAGAGGCATGGGTGTCTGCGCGGTGCCCGGAGTTGTACCAAGACCTCCGTAAGGAGTATGAAAGCATCAGTGACGAGAATTCGTTTATTGAAGCGTGTGAAGCCAACGAAGTCATGTTTGAAATTGAGGAGGAAGAAGATGAAGTTTGTAATTCATATTGAAGGCGCGCAGTACCTGCTGTCCCCCGCGCAGGTGGAGATTCTGGTCACCGCACTCAGCGGCACGGAGATGCTGACGGACATTGATATTGGCAAGGGCAATGGCACACACGGCTATGCCGAGCAGTACATCCACGGCATCAAGCCAGCGAGGTTGCAACACCAATTACGCATGACCGTCTTGGACGAAGAGGCATACGAGGCAATGAAATTTGTAACTAAACAACATGAGGGGAAGAAGTCATGAAACACGAAAAAACATTTGCGGCTATTGAGAAACTCAAGGACGTTGAGATTGAACTGCACCGCCTGAAGAACGCGTTGGAGAGGGCGAATAAAGCGCTGGATAGCGCGCGTCCATGGGTGAGCTTGACGGAGCAGGACAGGCTTGACCTTGTGGTAACTGCTGTTGGGAATAAGTGGACTGACCTCGAATTAGTGACGCAACTCGAAGCCAAGCTGATGGAAAAGAACGGCTATGTCAAGGAGGAAAAATGATTGCAGACGAAGGATGCGCTGAGCGCGGGTGCCCCATGCACGACCCACGAGACGAAGAGCCTGGGGTGCAGATGTACACCAAGGACGAATACGAAGCCCACTACGACCGTGGCTGGAACTCAGCACTAGAGCTGGCGGCGTTCAAGTTGAAGAACGATTTCAAGTCAGCATTCGGTGAAGACACTTTGGCAAGCATTGCCGTGTATCTAAAGGAGATGAAAAAGTGAGCACATCACAAGAGTACTGGGATGCCTGCGTCATCAAGACGTGGCGACAGCACGGCAGTTTTCTGGATGCCGTGAATATGTTCAAGTCAATCACAGGCATTGACTTGATGACTGAAGAAGGGCGCCGTTCAGTTTTGCGTACGCCCAGACAGTTCTTCCCTGCTCATTCGGGGATACGACTCTTTGTGGCGCAGTTCCTGCCCAAGATTAGTGAGCGGCTGTTCGACCAACCACCTGAGAAGGATGTGCTGTTGCTTCGCAAGCTGGCAACTTCGAAGTATGACGTTGAGGACAAAGCGTATCTGACTGCAAGTGATACTGAGCATAAAAACATCAACAACCAACTGAAGCGTAACCGACTGAAGATAGGAATGAGTACGCAGTCAGTCACCAACCGCAACCACAACACCGACTGGAACGTAGTCAAAGGCAGTGCCCGCGTGAGGGCGAAGCGATGAACACCGGCGCAAAGAAACTGTTACTGCTGATCGCCGCCTACGTGGTGGGCGTGATCCAGGGGCTACTGGTATGTGGAGGTAAATGCTGGTGAGAACAAAACGCATCACGCTGACCATCAGCGGCAACATCGAGGCGATCAAACGCCAACTGCAAGAGGAACACGGAGTGGAGTACAGCTACGCACAAGTGGTTGACCTACTCATCAACTTTTACCGCAAGGCACAGAAGCCTGCAACAACTTTAAGGAGAGACGTATGACTACCATTGCTGGAATCGCACGAGCCGCTGTGCTCGTTGACCTGGAGATTTCAATCTATTCGGGGCGCAAGCAAGACAAGCGCACCCAAGCTGAAGTGACTGCGGCTAAAGGTGCGGCATCGCGCCGTGCGGCGTCCGTGTACAAGTCGCTGTTTGCTGACTGTCCTGAGCTGGACGCCATCAGTAAATTCCAAGCCCGTGTACGTGCCGAGCACTACCGCCTGACGCAACCGTGGAACGACTACGGGGCACGGCTTTTACCCACTGGCCTGTTGCAGGACTACAAGCAAACCATGAACCGCCTGGAGGCTGAGTTTGACCGACTTGTTGATAAGTTCTTGGACAAGTACGACACGCTGGTTGCCGCCGCCGCGTTCCAGATCGGCACGCTGTTTGATCGCAATGAGTACCCCTCACGCGCCCAGGTGGCTAACAAGTTCCGCATGAACGTCACGTTCTCGCCGTTGCCAACCGCAGGTGACTTCCGCCTTGACATCGAGGCTGAGGTGCAACGCGACCTCATCGACCAGTACGAGAAGCGCGCTGTGGCGCAGGTGGTTGCGGCTACCCAAGACTCATGGACACGGCTGTACAACGCCTTGAAGCGCCTCAGTGAACGCCTAGTGGTTGAGAAGGATGGCAAGAAGCGAATCTTCCACGACACGATCGTGACTGGCGCCCTGGAGATGTGCGAGCTGCTGACCCACATGAACGTCTTGCAAGACCCATCGCTAGAGAAAGCTCGGCGTAAGCTTGAGGAGGTATTGTCTGGTGTAACTCCCAAAGAACTGCGGGAGGAGGACGGCACCCGGGCATTGACCAAGCAGAAGGTGGACGAGATTCTGGCGGCGTTTGACTGGGGGATTGAGGATGATACGGATGACTCAGCATAGGACGCGGGACTTTTGGCGCATCAATACAAATCTATTCAAAGAGACCTACGCAACCATGACCAAAGACGGATACGAATTCCGATACGAACAAACCGGCGACACGTACAGGCTTCAGGGTTTCTTCAACCCGCCTGATGTGCATCGTTCGGCGCATGGCAAGCTGGCTACCCGCCCCGAGTGGCTGGTGAAGATTGTGGACGTGGCTGTGGTGGCTAACACGGTGAACCGTGCGACTGCCCCGCCGCCCGACCTGATCCTATGGTTCAGCACCGACAAACAATTCAACCTAACGGAGTACATTGATGTATGAACTACGACTTCCTAACTGACGCTGAGCTACTACGGCGCATCCACGTGGAGACGCACAAAGAACGGCTCGTCAACATCCTTGCCGAGCGGCTGGAGATGCGACTGCGAGACATCAAAGACTTGCAGGATGAAGTGCAACGACTAGAAGATGAATTGGAACATTACGGAGAATGAAATGCCAGACCTACGTTCAGAACTTGAGAAAGTAATCCACGCTTGGGAACAACCTGAGCAACCCGAAGCCCAACCCGAAGCCCAACCTGAGAGCACACCCACCATGGATACAACCACACCCGCCCCGTACAACGAAGTCTTGTTTAATTTTGTGAAAGCGAACCCCGGTTTGACAGGCGTGCAGATTGAATCGCATGTCCCTCAGATTCCGAAGGGGTCTGTAAGTTCACTGCTGGCCGCCATGGCAAAGCGCCATTTAATTATCAAGTCTGGTGGCGCGGGCTCCAACCATTACGGCGGCGTATACCATGCCGCAGTGGACAAGTACATGTCCCCGGCTGAACAATTAGGCGTGGGGCGTGGCAAACGCATGAGCAATCCTGTAAAAGCTAAGCCCAAGAAGGCGGCCAAAAAACAAGTGAATCAAATGGACATGTTTACCCTGGACACCTCTGAGCGCAAAGTTCCCCCGGCACCGAAGCCCGAACTAACCGTTAGTTCGCCTGCCCCGCAGATGCGGTCTGTGTTCGACCTGGACATCGAGTCGTTGACTATTGCAGAGGCTCGTGCATTGCGTGATAAGCTCAACGCCCTTTTCGGAGGATGAGATGCTATTCATTTTCAAGCAACGCCCAGTGAACCTTGACCTGTTCACGTGCCGGCAGATGATCTTTGACGCGGCAAAGCCCAAGCCCGCCGCGCAGTTCTACCCCGACTGGTGGAAAGAACTCAAGACAGAGATACCCATGAAGGGCAGTATCTTCCCCACGGCGACCATGCGCCGCTGTATGGGGATGGTGGACTACTACAAGCACGGCATCATTCAGCCGCTGTGGTCTGACTTTATCTGCCGCACTGGGCCTGTCGGCGACCCGTTCTTTGAGGCGGCGTTCTCTGACAACACCACGCCGGTGTCCCAGCATCCTGAGATGCTGCGTGGGTCTTACCTGCCGGACACGCACTACTGCCACATCAAGATGAGCAACCCGTGGGCGGCTAAGTGCAAGGAAGACATCATGTGGATGTGGGAGCAACCCACGTGGAGCTACCCCCGCCCCAACGACATGATTCTCCTGCCGGGCACCACGGAGTTCAAGTACCAGTACTCGCTGAATGTCAACATCATGTTCGCAAGAGGGCACACGCCTATCGAACACAGGCTGATGTTTCAGCAACCGCTGGTGCACCTGACCCCGCTGACTGAGCGCCCGGTGAAGTTGCATCACCACATGGTTGCGCGTGAGGAGTTCGACAAGCTGATGCAAGGCGAGAAGATAGCCAACATCAATCGCTATCGTGCATACCGCCGTGTGCGGGAAAGCGAAGAAAAGAAGTGCCCCTTCAGTGGGTGGATGAGCCAGTAATGCCACGGCCCAAGTCTGCACTCACCGGACAAAAGGGCTTCGTAGGCGCACGCTTAACGGAAGAACAACGTGAAGCCTTCTACAAACTTGGCGGCGCTAAGTGGCTACGCGCCTATCTCAACAACGTCATCAACAAAGGAAAAACCAATGCACCGACTGACGCAACAGGAACTGCAAGCGTGGTGGCCGTTCACCCGCCTGGACCCAAGCCGGTTCCCGAAAAACCAAAAACAATCTGGCAACAACTTATCAGAGATTGAGGACGCACTATTATGATCGGGCAACCAACCATTCTGACGTACCCAGAAGTAACAGACGAAGAGAAAGAGGCGATGGAAGACCTTGCAAGGCAAATGGAAGCTATGGCAGACCGAGCGCTTGCCAGCGACAGGCAGGTGGGCGGCGAGCACTACCGCGCCAAGTCAATCCAACCTTGGACTGCGATGGAGTCATGGATGACCCCAGAGGAATTCGAAGGCTACCTGCGTGGGAACGTCATCAAGTACATCGCCCGCTACAAAGACAAGAACGGCATCGAAGACGTGTACAAGGCACGGCACTACCTTGAGCGTTTGACTGAGCACCTCGAACGTGGCAACGCCTGAGTCCAAGGTCAAAGACAAGATACACCGCATCCTCAAAGGTGCGGAGGCTTACGCCGTGAACTACATCGGGGGCCAGTACGCAAAGGCTGGCACCCCTGACATCCTTGCCTGCATTGACGGGCGCTTCGTTGGTATCGAAGCAAAGGCAGGAAGCAACAAGCCCACCATGTTGCAGATCAGCGCGCTACGTCACATCGACAGCGCGGGGGGTCTGGCATTGGTCATCAACGAAAACAACTTAACCTATCTTGTGGGGTGTCTGCATGACATCAGAAACGCCAAATCCAACTACGAACAATTCGACATCTACCAAGACAGAGATGCTTGAGGGTGTGCAGATTCTCATCGACCGCATGGAGTCCAACCCTGAGGACTTTATTAGACAGCCAGGCTACTACACTTACGGCGATGACGCGCCCCGCTTCATGCACATTGCCGATGCTTTGGAAGAAGTCTTGATGGGGAATGAGGCGAACACCCGCTTTCTGCACCTGACTTCTGAAGAAAAAGCCGCCCTGCTTGTGGCGTACCGCAAGATGATGCGCCAGGCGTTTACTGCGGGGGTGATTGCCCAAGTGTTTGGAGAGGCAGAGAAGCGCAAGCGTGTGGTGGTGACGCCGAAGAAGGTAGGACAAGGGTTCCAGACCGCGCCACTAAAAGCTGAAGGGGCTGACGCAATGGTGTATTACCATCCCATCAACGAACATCTACGCAACGCCATAGCAAAACAACCACGATGAACATTGTCACCATTGACTTCGAGACGTACTACTCTTCCGAGTACAGCCTTACCAAGCTCACCACGGAGGAGTACGTGCGCTCGCCGCAGTTTGAGACCATTGGCGTTGCCATCAAGCACAACGATGGACCGACTGTTTGGTACGCCAAGCCTGACGTTGAAGAAGCGCTGAGTGCCATTGACTGGTCGGACAAGCTGGTCGTGGCGCAGAACACTGCGTTCGATGGCGCCATCATGGCGTGGCGCTACGGCATCAAGCCCAAGGCGTGGACAGACATCATGGGCATGTCGCGTGCCCTGTACCCGCATGAGAAATCCCACAGCCTGAAGTCGCAGGCAGAGCGTGCCGGACTTGGTGAGAAGGGCGATGAGGTTGTGCGTGCAATGGGTAAGCGCTTCGCTGACTTCTACCCCTCCGACTTGGGGGTCTACGGCGCATACTGTATCAATGACGTGCACCTGACGTACCAGTTGTTCCAGAAGTATCTTGACGATGGCTTCCCCCTGCAAGAGCTGAAGCTGCTTGACCTGACCCTGCGCCTCTTCATTGAGCCAAGGTTGGTGCTGGATGGGCAGATGCTGAAGGCCCACCTGCAAGACGTGCGTGACCGCAAAGAGGCATTGCTTGAGCAACTGCGGGACAAGATGCTGGAAGGGGCGAACCCTGACTTTGTCCACATGATCTTTTCAGAAGGCATGGACGGCATCAAGAAGCTGCTGATGTCCAACGAGAAGTTTGCGGAGATGTTGCGGCTGGCCAATGTAGACCCACCCATGAAGCTCAGTGCCACCACAGGGCGCATGACCTACGCGTTTGCCAAGACAGACGAAGCCATGAAGACCCTGGCTGAGCACCCTGACGAGCAGGTGCAGGCGTTGGTATCCGCCCGGCTGGGACACAAGACCACGCTGGAAGAGACCCGCACTGACCGCTTCATTGGCATGTCCACGCGAGGCGCGTTCCCTGTGCCCCTGCGGTACTACGGCGCCCACTCCGGGCGTTGGTCAGGGCAAGACAAAGTCAACCTGCAAAACATCCCTGCCCGTGGCATGTACGGCGGCAAGCTCAAGAAGGCTATCAAGGCACCCCCCGGGCACGTTGTGATTGACTGCGACTCTTCGCAGATCGAGGCGCGGACCCTGGCCTGGATGGCTGGGCAGTACGACTTGGTGCAAGCCTTCGAAGACAAAGAAGATGTGTACAAGATCATGGCAAGCCGTATCTATGGCGTGCCGATAGCGCAGGTGGACAAGACCCAACGGCAAGTGGGCAAGACCGTGATTTTGGGCGCGGGCTACGGCGTTGGGCACGTCAAGCTGCGGGCGTTCCTGAAGCTGCAAGCTGGGGTGGAGGTGTCTGAAGCCGAAGCCAAGTCCATCATCATGACCTACCGGCAGACGTACAACCGCATCCCTGAGCTGTGGGAGCGTGCCAACAAGGCGCTGGAGTCCCTGCACTATGGCAACGAGACCACGATCGACATCCCGGGCCTGTGCAAGACGGACGACATCGGCATCACCCTGCCAAGCGGGTTGCACATCCAGTACCCAGGCCTCATCCGGGTGACCGAAGAGCGCGTGGTGGGCGATTCGCGCCCTGGCTGGCGCTACGAATCCAAGGGTGTCAGCACCAAGGTGTACGGCGGGCTGGTTACAGAAAACATTTGCCAAGCCGTGGCACGCTGTGTCATCGGGGAGCAGATGCTGCGGGTACAAAAGCGCTACCCTGTGGTGCTGACCGTGCATGACGCTATCGCTTGCATCGCCCCGATAGAGGAAGCCGATGCTGCCCAGGCTTACGTTGAGCAATGCATGTCCTGGCGCCCCAAGTGGGCGCCCGATCTGCCGCTTGCCTGCGAGTCCGGCATGGGGGAAAGCTATGGGGATTGCTGAACCCAGCAACTGGATGTAAACTCAGTAATCCCAACTCATCCACCATCTAAGGCTTAGATGGCTTCTACCATGGCACTCGCCCACTCGTACTCGTCAATCAAGCAATTCGAAAACTGCCCCCGCCAGTACAACGAGGTGCGAATCCTCAAGAAGTTCAAGCAATCAGAGACAGAAGCAACACTGTATGGAACAGCAGTTCACAAAGCATTTGAAGACTACATCAAAGACCGTACACCCCTCCCTCCTCAGTTCGCTCAATTCCAGCGATACATCGAACCCCTCGCGGCCATTGAAGGCGACATCAAGTGCGAGGAAAAAATGGGTATCCGAGCTGACTTTAGCCCGTGTGGATTTTTTGATAAAGACGTATGGTTCCGGGGCGTCCCGGACTTCATGGCAATCAACGTCCCCAAGCGGGTCGCGCGGGTAGCAGACTACAAGACGGGCAAGTCAAGCCGCTTCGCTGACAAGGCCCAGCTTGAGCTGATGGCTGCAATGATTATGGCTCACTACCCCGAGGTGGACACCGTCAAGGGCGTCTTGCTATTTGTGGTGGCTGGTGACATCATTCGTTCTGAGTACACGCGTGACCACCTGCCTGACATCCTCTCTCGTTGGGCCGGCCGCGCCGGTGCTATTGAGAACGCCCTGAACCTGAACGTGTGGAACCCACGCTCGGGGCCCCTGTGCAAGTTCTGCCCCGTAACCACCTGTGACCATCACCGCTAGGAGGAACCATGGCCACCAAACCACGCGACTACAAGCGCGAGTACGCCCTGTACCAGGGCACCCCTGAACAGATCAAGAACCGGTCCAACCGCAACAAAGCGCGGCGTGCCTATGAAAAGGCCCATGGCAACCTGCCATCGGACATGGACGTGGACCACAAGAAGGCGCTGTCCAAGGGCGGCGACCCCACCAAGCTGTCCAACCTGCGGGCTACCACAGATAACGCCAATCGTAGCTTCGCACGGCAAAAAGATAACGGCCTGAAATCGCAAATTTCTAAGCGCGAAAGGAAGAAATAATTTAGTATTGAGGGGCCTGGTTTTGGGTTTCCAGGCATTCTCCTCTGATGGGTATTGCTGGGTAGTTCGCTACCCAGCTTTTTTCGTTCGTTCAACTTTTATTCAACAGGCAAATCATGCAAATCATTCAAGATAAAGCACTGCTTTTTAACGCGCCGAACCCGGCGCAGATCACTGCGCTCATCCCCAAGAGCAAGGTGTTGGAAGGCGATCAAGTGCTGGTTAACTGGGGCTTTGACGAGGTGCAACTGCTACGCAACCTGGGTATCAAAGACGTGCCAAGCCCGATCCTGGGACGCTACGACTGGCCCGGCGTGTACACACCGTTCGAACACCAGCGCGACACCGCGCACTTCCTCACCATGCACCCACGGTGCTATGTGTTCAATGAGGCTGGTACCGGCAAGACCAGTGCGGCAGCATGGGCGGCCGACTACTTGATGCGGCAGGGGCGCGTGAAGCGCGTATTGATTGTGTGCCCGGTGTCCATCATGGAGACGGCATGGCGGTCTGACTTGTTCCGTACGGTGATGCATCGCACCGTGGCGATTGCGACTGGCTCACGGGCCAAGCGCCAAGAGATCGTCAAGGGCAACTACGAATTCATCATCATCAATTTCGACGGCGTAAAGGTAGTCACTCCCGAACTGCAAGCAGGGGGCTTCGATCTCATTATCGTTGACGAAGCCAACGCAATCAAGAGTGTCCAGACCGAAAGATGGAAAGCCTTGGCAACGCTTGTAAAGCCTAGCACGCGCCTGTGGCTGATGACTGGCACGCCTGCATCGCAGTCGCCGCTGGATGCGTATGGCCTCGCCAAGATCGTGAACCCGGACTCGGTGCCCCGCTTCTTTGGCGCCTTCCGCGACAAGGTCATGACCAAGCTCACGCAGTACAAGTGGGCGCCCAAGCGTGACGCACAGGACGTTGTGCATAAGGTGTTACAGCCAGCGATTCGGTTCACCAAAGAGGAATGCCTTGACCTGCCGGACCTGCTGTTCACTGCCCGCGAGGTGCCGCTCACCGCTCAACAGGACAAGTACTACGGCGCTATCCGCAAGCAGATGATGACGATCGCGGCAGGGGCAGAAATCACTGCAACCAATGCGGCGGCTATGCTCAACAAGCTACTGCAAATCTCGCAGGGCGCTGTCTACACTGACGACCGTGACGTGGTGGAGTTTGACATTGCAACCCGCTACGCCGCACTTAAGGAAGTTATTGATGGCACCGACCAGAAGGTGCTGGTGTTCATGCCGTTCCGCCACTCATTGCAGATGTTGCAAGAGGTGTTGATAAAAGATGGGTACACGGTGGACGCAATCCACGGTGACGTGTCCGCTACTCGGCGAGGCGAGATCATCAAACAGTTCCAAACCGAAGACGACCCGCGCATTCTGTTGTTGGTGCCACAAGCAACCGCCCACGGGATTACCCTAACCCGCGCTGACCAAGTTGTCTGGTGGGGTCCAATAGCCTCCACAGAGCTCTACATCCAGGCCAACTCACGCGCCCACCGCGCAGGCCAGAAGCACAATGTCACCGTCACGCACTTGCAAGGCAGTCCGGTTGAGCGCAGAATGTACAGCCTTCTGCAAAACAAAGTTGACATGCATTTGAGCCTAGTCGAACTATACAAACAGGAAATCGAATGAAACCCAAAAAACCCGAATCAAAATTTGAATGGCTGGACCGCCGCATAGCGCACCCTGGCCCGTTCCTCACACTGTGCCTGAGTGAAGATGAGTTTCACGAAGCCCTGCACCATTTGCGAATCAAAGAGCGTTGCGACTGGATTGCAACCCCGCAGGCAGACGCTACTACCCACCACTTGATTAGCGCCAAGAACGAGCGGGCTTGCATTGTGTGTATACGAAGCTGCGAAGGCCGCACCCCTATCGAGATTGCAGGCCTGCTAGTCCATGAGGCAGTGCATGTGTGGCAGGACTACTGCGAGCGCATAGGCGAGAAGTCCCCCGGCATAGAACAGGAAGCCTACGGCATTCAGTCCATCAGCCAAGAACTTATGGCTGAATACGCGCGCCGGCTTGACAAAGGTATTTGACACTGTATAATTTTAATTGTGGGGCGAAACGGGTTAGCGCCGTGCGGCATCAATGTATCAGAGTGCAACAGCGCCGCGACACTGCTTCATGTGAGCGCCCCACACCTAGTTCAACGCAAATCACCCAGGAGAAACCCATGTCAGACATAAATGCCGACAAATTAGTCCAGGTCTACATCAAGATCAGGGACGCAAAAGAAATGAAAGCCAAGCAGATGGAAGCTGAGCTTGGTGCCCTTGACGAACAGTTGGGTGCCATTGAGCAAGAGCTGCTGGAGCTTTGCAAAACTACCGGCCAAGATGGCGGAAAAACACAGCACGGTTCATTCCGTCGCTCGATCAAAACCCGGTACTGGACTTCAGACTGGGACAAGATGTACCAATTCATCAGAGATAATGACGCGCCTGAACTGCTCGAACGCCGAGTAGCGCAGACAGCGTTCAAAGAATTCTTATCCTCAAATCCTGACAAGATGCCTGAGGGTATGAATGTTGAGTCACGGTACTCAATCACGGTCCGTAGGGCCTCTTAATCAACAAAGGAAATCACCATGAGTAACATTGCACTTTTCCAATCCGGTTCCATGATCCCCGACTACCTGCGCGACCAGCAGGACTCCACAACCAAAGATATTGCAGGCAGCTCCGGCGGCAAGCAAATCTCCATCAAGGGCGGTGTGTGGCGTATGGTCGTAGGCGGCGAAGAGGTCGCACGCAATGAGGACCGCGCAATGAACTTCGTCATCATCGCCAGTGGCAAGGGCGTCTCACGCACCTACTACGCCGAGAAATATGAAGAAGGCAAAGACATCAAGCCTGCCTGCTGGTCTGCCGAAGGCGTGAAGCCCGAGCCAGAAGTGGTCAACCCGCAAAGCTCTGCATGCGCTACCTGCCCCCAGAACATCGAAGGTTCCGGTGAAGGCAAAGCCCGTGCATGCCGTTTCAGCAAGCGTCTTGCTGTTGCATTGGAGCATGACATCGGCGGCAATATCTATCGCCTGTCGGTGCCCGCCAAGTCGTACTTCGGTAAGGCTGAAGGCGAGAAGATGCCCCTGCAAGCGTTTGGTAAGTTCCTGTCAGGTCATGGCATCCCCATCACTGGCTTGGTGACCGAAGCCCGCTTTGACACCAGCGAAGCTGTGCCGGTCATGAAGTTCCGCGCTGTGCGCCCCCTGTCGCAAGAGGAGTGGGCCCTGGCCAAGGCACAGAGCGTGACCGAAGATGCCAAGAACGCCATCGACTTCAAGATGGTGCCGTCTAAGGCTGAGACGGGTGCGCAACCTGCACTGCCCCAAGC